CCCCAAATGCGTGCCTGCTGCAAAAGCAAGCCGAATGACAGACTCGCAAAAGCGTTCTGCTGTTGCAAGAAAGAGAGCAGCCGGTAATCCTGGAGGAAAGCCAAATAATGTCAGTACCTTTACCAAGAGATACTATGGTGGTATGATAGAGACATGAGTGAAAAAATGTTTAAAGCAGGTCAGTCTTTTACAAGGGCTTATAAAAAATTTGATGATTTTGCAAATAAGGGTTTAATTACATCTTTAAAAGAAAGATTTAAAAAGAAAAAAACTCCAGTATTAAGTAAAAGCAAGGAACTTGTTAAATTTGATTCTGCAAAAGCACTACCAAGTAAATTATCAAGTGTAACAAAAAAAGCAGGTAAGTTTGGTAAATTAAAAGCAGTAGGTAGAGTTGCAAGTAGGGTTGCATTGCCCCTTACATTAGGAATTGAAGGTGCTAATTTAGCTTATAAAGTAGCAACATTATCTCCTGAAAAGAAAGCAAAAGTAAAAAAATTAAAAAAAACATTAAGTAAAAAATCAACAAAACAGTCTCACGCAGATTTGTTAAAAATGAATACAGGAGGAGATACTATGGGTCTTAAACCAATTCCAGAAGAAAAAGAAAAATCATTAGGTAAACTACCAAAAAAAGTTAGAAACAAAATGGGTTTTGAAAAAGATGGTGGTATAATGAAAGCATACAAAGGCGATATGGCTAAAGGTTATGGCGCAGCCAGAACTCAAGGTGAAGGCCTTCAAGATGAAAACTTAATACCAGGAAAGTCTTTGGATTATTACAAAGACATAATGTAATGAATTATGGCTACGTCAGGAACTACAGCATTCGATCTTCAGATCGATGACATTATTGAAGAAGCATACGAACGATGTGGTGTGCGAACTAATAGTGGTCATGACTTACGTAGCGCAAGAAGAAGTTTAAATCTTTTATTTTCAGAATGGGGTAACAGAGGTATTCATCTTTGGAAAGTTGAACTAAATGAAAAAGCTTTAGTTTCAGGTACAGCAACTTATACAGTTGATGGTGATGTTAATGATGTTCTTGAAGCATATATTTCAACTACAAACGCAGCAGGTAATACATCATCAACAAACGATATATCTTTGACAAAAATTGATAGATCAGCTTATGCTGCATTACCTAATAAATTTGAAACAGGCCAACCATCACAATATTTTGTAGATAGACAAACTACACCAACAATTAGTTTATATCTTGCGCCAGATGCTAATACTTTTACAACTTTAAAATTTTATACTATCAATAGAATTGAAGATGCAGGTTCTTACACAAATACATCTGATGTAGCATTTAGATTTTTACCATGCATGTGCTCTGGATTAGCTTATTATTTATCTCAAAAAAAAGCACCAGATAGAATACAATTATTAAAACAATTGTATGAAGATGAATTAATTAGAGCGTTAAATGAAGACGGATCTAGAACTTCAGTTTACATTTCTCCTCAATCATACTTTCCTGGAGGATCATAATGAGTTTTGCAACAGGAAAAAGATCGAAAGCTATTTCTGACAGATCTGGGATGGCATTTCCATATAAAGAGATGGTAAAAGAATGGAATGGTTCTTTAGTTCATATATCTGAATTTGAACCAAAACATCCACAACTAGATCCACCATACCATAAGGCTGATGCAATAGCTTTGCAAAATCCTAGAGTCATGAAATTTCAACAACCACAAACAGTTGCAGCTAATGACGAAACAGTTGCAGATTCTGGTGGTATTGTAGTTGGTGTTGCAAATTTAACACTACCTGGAGATTTTGCTTTTTCAAATCAAGGAACAAGTGCAATGATACCTGCAGATCCATCATTACAAAATAGAAGAAGAGAAATGACTGGTATATTAGGTAACGTAACAGTGAGTATAACATAATGGCTATATCGTTTTCAGATTTTTTAACAGAAGTTCGAAATTTTACTGAAGTAGACAGTAATGTTTTGACCGATACAATAATTAGTCAATTTTTAAGACACACAGAATTAGATATTGCAAATAAGGTAGATTATGACGATACAAGAAAATATGCAACTTCTTCATTTACAAGTGGAAAAAGATTTCTTGTTACCCCTTCTGATTTTCTAGTTATTAGATCCTTACAAGTGTTTTCAACAACCAGTATTTCAACAGGTGACAGGACTTTTATGGAAAAAAGAGATACTAGTTTTATAACTGAATATAATGGCACCGGTGCAACGGGAGTTCCTAAATACTATGCAAACTGGGACGAAAGTTCTATAGTTGTAGCCCCAACTCCTGATGCTAATTATGCAACACAATTAAATTATATAATTACACCACCTAGTTTTACTTCCAGTAATGCAACTTATTTATCTACATATCAGCAAGGTATGTTATTAGACGGTGTTTTGACAGAGGCATATGCATTTTTAAAAGGACCTATGGATATGTACAACTTATATAAAAACAAGTATACTGAAGGTGTACAGAATTTTGCTCTCCAACAAATGGGGAGAAGAAGACGAGCAGAATATGATGATGGTGTACCAAGGATTAAAGTACCTTCACCGTCACCAAACAGTTAAATTTAAAGGAGAAATATTATGGCAATAACAACTAATGCAATTTGTAATTCATTTAAAAAAGAATTACTTCAAGGCAAACACGATTTTGATTTAAACTCATCAACTGGAGACACATATAAGTTAGCAATGTATAAAAGCACAGCAACTTTAGGTGCTTCAACAGAGAACTATTCACCAGATTTAGGTGGTACAGGAACTGAAGTAACTTCTTCAGGGTACACTGCAGGTGGTAAAGCTCTTGTTAATTCAGGTGTAAAAGTATCTTCAGGAGTCGCAATAACTGATTTTGCGACTGTTTCATTTGTAGGTGTAACACTTACAGCTAGAGGAGCTTTAATTTATAACACAACTACTGATGGTGGTTCTGGTACTACTGATGCGGTAGCCGTGCTTGATTTTGGTGGAGACAAGACTGCAACATC